ATGACAGAAAAAGATTTATTAAACAACAGAGAAGCCATGAAATTAGCTTTGGCTTTTGATAAGATGGCCAAAGAGTATAAAACTACTATTCAGAAAATAGTAGCAGAAGGCAAACGAGTTACGGAATTAATCCAAAACAACCGGATGGAGGCTGTATCAACATTATCAATGATCGAGAATCTGATAAATGAACATGAACCGGATTCCGAAAAACGTAAAAAAATGCTTTCACTCCTGGATAATCTGAATATCAAAGGAGATAGCAAAACTTTCCCAGCCCTTGTTATGGCTTTATTTTTTGCAAGTAACGGAGTATTAACCGAAAAATAGAAAAGAGTTATGAAAAATGAAAATACAGTAGAAAAAGTATTAGAGATAAAAGTCCGATATGATGATGCGATCCGGAACATTGCAAAATACCGGGCGGCTATTGACGATTTGAAGAAGGAAGAGGCAGAGTATAAAAAAGCCTTGAAGGACAAGAAAATATCACAAGAGGAGTATAATGCCAAGCTCGTAGAAACAGAAAAAAAGATGATGCACGCTAAAGACGTGGTTCAGACGCTTACTAAAGATGTTAGAAATAATATAAAGATTGAAAAGGAGCAAACAGGTAGTTTAAAGCAACTCCGAGCACAATTATCCAATCTTACATCAGAGTATGACAGCCTTTCGGAAGTAGAAAGAAAAGCAAGCAGAGGGCAGGAACTTAAAATCAAGATCAACGGTATAACAGATTCACTCAAAGAAGCGGAAGGAGAAACTCAACGTTTCTACCGAAGTGTCGGAAGCTACGAAGAAGCCATAAAAAACGCTCTGGGAATGAATAACTCTTTTGCTGATTCCCTGCTACGTATGGCAGACAATGCCAAAAGCGGTTCCGGTCTTTTCTCCAATCTAAAAACGGAAGCTTCCGCCTTCGGAAATACCCTAACTTCCCTTTTAAAGAATAAAGTATTTTTAGGCATCGCAGGGATAGCGGGTGCTGGTGTTGTCTTTAAATGGTGGTATGATTACAATAAAGGTTTGGTTGAAGCTACAAAGTTAACAAGGCAATTCACTGATAAATCAGGGGATGATTTGAAGGCTTATCGAAGTGAAGTGCAAGCTCTGGCAGACTATTACGGGAAAGACTTTAAAGAAGTGCTTATTTCCGCTAATACGGTATCAAAACAATTTGGTATCACTTCCGAGAAGGCTTTGCAAATAATAAAAGACGGATTTATAGCCGGAGCAGATGCGAATGGCGAATTTCTGGATAGCCTGAAAGAATACCCGGCATATTTCAAAGAGGCTGGAATATCTGCCGATCAGTTTGTAGCCATCATCGCAGAGACCAACAAGCAGGGGATATTCTCCGATAAGGGTATAGATACGATTAAAGAAGCAAATATACGGCTCCGAGAAATGACAGATTCCACTGCCGCAGCATTAGAGGGGATCGGGCTAAATTCGAAGAAAATACAAAAGGAGTTACAAAGCGGGTCTATTACTACTTTTGAGGTTATGCAACTTGTTTCTGATAAATTGAATGAGCTTCCGGAAAGTTCCGCTGCTGTTGGTACTGCCATTGCTGATATATTTGGCGGCCCGGGAGAAGATGCAGGTTTGAAGTATATCCGGACACTGAAAGATATTTCTACCAATTTGGATGAAGTGAAAGCTAAGGCCGGAGAGTTAGGACGTGTCGAAGAAGATTTAATTAATTCTCAAACCGAATTAACAAAAGAGATTGCTTTGCTGTTTGATGCTACCGGAGGATCATTTGAGAAAATGACAACTAAGATTAAGCTATTTGTGAACTCCGTTCTTTCAGAACTAATTAAAGAGGTTAGAGGGCTGTTTGATACCGTAGAAACTATATCCAATAGAGAAGAAGCCATTGCAAAACGATTAGGAGAGACTATTGGGACAGACATGGCAAAAAAGAAGTATATTGATATAGAAAAAGCTCGGAAAGAATATATTAAACAGGGAATATCCGACAATGAAGCTTTAGAGAAAGCAAAACAAGATCAACTAAAGATTCTCGAATTATCATTGGCACAAGAGGAAGAATATTTCCAAAAGACTATAGATATAAACGAGAAATACAATAAAGAACTAAAAGATGCTTCAATTATTAGACAAGGACTAGGGTTAGATCGTACTAATAAAGAAATAAATCAGGATATTAGCAAATCTTGGAAAGAGCGAATGAATCAATTATCTGTTGTTGAATCTCTAAGAAAACAAATAAATGATATAACGAATTATGAGCCTACAAGCAAAGCAACGGGGGGTATCACCAGTGCTGCCAATATTGAAGCAAAAAAGAAAGAAATTGCCGAATTGAGGAAAGCAGAAGATGAAGCCTTAAAACTGATAAAAGATAGCCGGAAACGCCAAACGGAAGAGATCGAACTACAGTATTCCCGCCAGATAGAGGATCTTAAAAAGCGTATTAAAACGGAGGAGGATTTGACACCTAAAGCAAAAGAGGCCATCAATAAGCAAATCACTTCATTAGAAGCACAAAAACAGCAGGCACTAAAGAAGCTATCCGATGAAGAATTGCAGAAGGAAATTGCCAACCGCCAGAAGCTTATAGAAATACAACTTGAATCTGTAAAGAAAGGAAGCGAACAGGAATATCAACTGAAGATGCAGCAATTAATTGCGCAACGGGATTTAGACCTTTCTAATACCGAACTTACCGAACAGATGAAATTTGCCATCCGTGAAAAATATAATAAGAAAATTGATGATCTTGTAAAACAACATGATGCGGACTTACTGAAAAAGCAACAGGATGCAATGAAACTTCGCTATGAAACCGAGATTGCAAAAGTGTACAATGATGAAGCGGAAGTTTATCGTATCAGATTAAAGCAAAGAAAGGAGGAATTAGACGCCATCCAACAAATGGAAGGAGAAAGTATAGAAGCTTTCAATCTTCGTAAGCTGGAGCTTAAAAATGCCTATCTCGATGCAGAAAAAGAACTAGCTGATAAAGAAGTAGAAATCGAAACACAGAAATCAGAAGCTATTGGAAATCTTATTGGTGGAATCTCTTCCTTGTTGGAGTTGGCAGGAGAAACTAATGAAGAAATGGCACGTGCCGCAAAACTATTAGCGATTGCAGAAGTTGCCATAGCGCAGGGAGTAGCTATTGCAAATGCTGTTAAAACGGCTACCAGTTCAAGTGCAACATGGATAGATATGCTTGCAGCCATTGGAACTGTTGTTGGTGCTGTTACTGCTATGATGGGAACTGCTATGAAGTCTATTAAATCCGCCAAGTTTGCAACCGGTGGACTAGTTACTGGGCCGGGAACCGGAACGAGTGATAGCATACCGGCACAACTAAGTAACGGAGAATCGGTAATGACAGCAAGAACTACGGAGTTATTCGCTCCGATACTTTCCTCATTTAACCAAATGGGAGGCGGTGTTCCGATAAACATCACCGCATCAAGTAATCAGACCATGGGAGAGGATATGTTAGCAAGAGCTGTAGCAAAAGGAGTCCAGATGATGCCTAATCCGGTGGTATCTGTAACTGAAATAAACACAGTTGGAAAACGAGTTGAAGTACTTGAAAACCTAGAAAGCTTATAATATATTATTAAAAACTATTGAAGATATGGCAAAATTTAATGAAGAAACAATTCAAAAGTGCGTTGACTGGGTATGTGAAAACGGACTTATAGATTATGGCGGTGCAAAGCTTATTGACTTCTGTAATGTAATGGGAATCGGAAAGAGTACCTATTACCGGTGGATGGAAAATGAAACTTTCGGGACTGCTATAAAAAAGGCGAAAGAAGATTTCAAAAACGGGTTAGAACGCAATGTAGTTTCTTCCCTTGCAAGGTCTGCCATCGGGTATGAATACGAACAAGTTTCTTCCGAATACTACATGGAAGGCAAGAAAAAGAAGTTGAAAAAGGAAGTTAGAAAAAATGTCCGTGTTGAGCCTAATGTAGGAGCCGGAATATTCCTTCTCACAAACCTTGCTCCTGACAGATGGAAGAACAAACAGAACACCGAGCATTCCGGAGAAGTTTCTACCGGATTGACCGTTGTAGTCAAGAATCAGGAAGAAGCGGATTTAATCAAACAATTAAAAGAGCATTAGTTATGTCTGCACCTAAAGGAAACCAATTTTGGAAGTTGAGAAACAGGCATGGGAGAAGCAAGCGTTTTGCTTCTCCTGAACAGTTGTGGGAAGCAGCCTGTGAGTATTTTGCCTATTGTGACAGGACTCCATGGAAAGTAATCAAGAATAAAACGAAAGGAGAAATAAAGGAAAAAGAAGAAAGCCCTACACAACGTCCTTACTCTCTGACCGGGTTAATGGCTTATTTAGATGTTAGTAAGTCCTTTTGGAACGATTTTAAAAAAGGTAGTCATGAAGATTTTTCCGTAGTCATTACACGCATAGAGAATGTCATCAGGACACAACAATTAGAAGGTGCTATTGTTGGTGCGTTTAATCCCAATATAGTTTCCCGAATTATAGGTCTTTCTGATAAACAAAAGGTAACTCATACCATCAACAGTAAAGAGTTTAAAGGCTTTGATTTCTTACCTTATATTCCCAAAGCAGATGAAAGTATATGAGGTTTTAGCATCAAGCCGCTTTCTACTCGCTACAATGAACAGAAACGGAGTGAGCGCAGATGATATAATGTATCTTGATATGTTCTATGAGTATAGAGATATGCTTGCAGAAGGACGAAAAGAAACCGAAATTCGGGACTTTCTTGCAAACAAGCATAAATTATCAGCCTCAACAATAAAAAGGATCATAAAACGTCTGAATGATGAATATAAATTATAGTTTTAATGGCTAAGTATAAACAAAAGTCCCGAACCAATCAAGGAACGGGGCTTATTATTTCTCTCATTTCAGCCTTTGCCAAAGGGGAAAGTTCTTTCATATAATTACATTTAAAAGCGGCTGATTCCAGGTCAAGCACATCATAACGGACGCCGGAACGTAACTTTTCATCAACATCTTTATATTTCTTCACTATGCCAGCTTTTACCCATTTAGTAACATTTCCTTTGCCATACCGGATATGTGCCTGATTTTGAGATATAAATTGAGATTCTTTGAATAAGCTAATTCGTTCTTTTTTACGACCCAGATTTTCTGCAAATTCTACTAGCTTAAACAGCAATTCTTCGGATATGGCTACAATCATATTAACATTTATTTTTACCACATCACTCATAAGACTTAGGAATGTTCAAATATTGATATTTAATTCTATCTAACAGATGAAATACAGGAAATGTAAGTGCATAATAATCTGTAACACCATTTACAGCAACTAATTTCCAATATGAGTAATATGCAGTTTTTTGAATATTGAATGTATATTTATTATCATAAATTAATAATTCATGTTGTTGTTTCTCCGTTATTGATGGATATAAAAGACATAATACTTCATTTATAGCTGTAAAATTCTTCCTATACGGAGATAATGGTTCTTGTATAGAACAGGCTGATATCGCATTAGAAACTTCATAATCATCTACAAACATTTTTTTCAAAACAAGAAATAATAATCCTGCATAATCACACGTTTTATGAAAATCGTCAAGAGTCTTTGTTGGTATTATCTCAATATGTGCTTCTTGAATTTTTGTTATTGTTCTAACATTTATTTCCCCACAATTAATCATTACCTGAATAATGTCAAGATAGCGTTCAAAAAATTCACTTCTTACATCAGGCGGCATATTTATTTGACTGAATAGAATATTTATGACTTTCACAAGATCATTCCTTATATCAAAACGAAAGATTTCCGTTGAATAGAATTTATCAATATATCCATTGAAAGCTTTATTGGTTCCATTGATATGTACAAAGCAATCACGCAAATTATTTATATCACATACTATAATAATTTTATCAAACCCAAATTTATTCTCTCCTGTACCCGTTTCATTGTCATTTGTAGACAAAATATTTAACAAGCGAAAAGACTGTAATGGTTCAAGACGATCAAAATCATCTATCAACAAAATAGTTTCTTTTTGCTTATTCTCTAATTTGCTAGCTTTAATAAGCATTTCTCTTATCAAATTAGATATGTCGTTCATTTCATAACTAGTACCTATCTCATTCTCTAAATCGTTTAAAAATTGTTCGATTTTAGTCTTTGGAGAATCATCTTTGTAGTCTTTGTATATATTCGCAATCACTTCTATTGCTTTACCTAACTTTACTGTATTCTCATCAATAAGTGATGCTACTTCCAAAATACTTTGCAATAACTTAAGCGCATTACTTTTCACCGACCTACATATTGTAGAAACTTTTTCAAAATCAGTTCTTTCAATCGTAATCCCAGTCCCCAACAATTGAATTAATATGTCGAATTTTATTAACTCGTAAATGTCTTTATTAGTTGAAGTCACATAATTTACTGGGAATAGTTTACATACGTAATATTTTTCCTGTTGTTCTGGATCATTAAAAAAATTATTTAAAAATGTAGTTTTGCCACTTCCAAAACAACCTGAAAAAATAATTCGTTGGTTATTTGTATTATTTAGATGAGCCTGAAATTGCTCCATCATACCCTTTGTTTCTATTTGACGCATAAATATTTCTGTATTATTCCTCACTTTCTATTCTAATCTCCATAATAAGAACAAAACGAATTTATTCTTTAGATTATTCCGGTTCGTAACCCTAATAATAAGATTGTGTAATACCCTTAAATATAACTTCTCTATCATCTACCTGGTTGGTTAATCTTTGATGTAACAAAGTCCGTAGTTCCAGGTCGTTAATCGGGCTTCTTTCCATAGCTTGCAAATAGAGAACCTTATCTACATTCTGCCAATCGATCACCATGCCAAGACGTTTTTTAAGTATCACATCAAGATACATACAATTAGCAAAACGAAAGTTTCCCTTTACTATATTCAACGTACGCACCTGTTCAGCAAACCTGTACAACCCATCGAACAAATAACGGTGTATGTCACACAATCCCTTTACGGTTCCCACCTCAATACGATCTATATCTCCAGTTTCAAACAAGGCATGAGCTTTTGCAAAGCTCAATTTATCTATTTCATTTGTATTCATACCCTATTGCATTATAGACAAATATCTTTGTAAAGAGGCTATTTCGGCCTCAACAACAAGTTTTTGAAAGGCTTCCGGCTCATTCTCTGTATGAGATTCTTCCAGTGCTTTATAATAACTTATTTTATCCTCATTGCTACCTTTTAAAGTAACCAATGTATACCCATTCCGTAAAAGATAAAGATTCATCAATAAACGTGACGTTCGCCCGTTTCCATCAATAAACGGATGAATACGTACAAGTTCGTCGTGAAGATATGCGGCTATAAGTACCGGATGTACTTTTTCTTCCTCCATCTGCCGGAACTTTATCATAAAATCCTCCATTTGCTTCTGTATTAAATAAGGTTGTGGCGGCATGTGGGTACTACCGGAAATCATGACGGGAACGGTGCGATACCGCCCGGCATTTTCACGATCTATTCCGTGCAAGATAAGAGCGTGTATTTCTTTGATAGTGCGTTCGCTTATCTCTATATCTTTCTTCGCTATATCTTTGATATAATCAATAGCCTCGCTATGATTGATAGCCTCCAGATGTTCACGCATAGATTTGCCGGATATGGTAACTCCTTCATTTACTACTAGAGCGGTTTCCTGTAATGTAAGGGTATTGCCTTCGATTCGGTTACTTTCGTAAGTGTATTCTATATCTAAGGCATCCTGTATCTTTTCCAAAGCATCTTCCGGTAATGGACGTAAAGCGGATAATTCTCCTTTGAGTGTGTCAGCTTTATCTAACAACAGTTTTAAATCTTCATTCATGACTATTCTACTTTGATACTATAAAACAATTTCTCCGCTTTCTATTCTATCCAGCAACCGGGACAAATCCGGCACACTATTTATATTGTAACTGGTATCTCTTATGCGGATTACTCCAATAATACCACCGGAAGAAGAAGGTGCAAACAGCTCTGTAATATCAACCTCTAAAGCATTGGCAATCCTTTCCAGTGTTTCAAGCGTTGGATTTCCATTGATAGCCCGGCTTAAACTTTCTTGCTTAATACCCATCTTTTCCGCAAGCTGGCTCACTGTGATGCCTTTTTCTTTACATACTTCTTTTATTCTCATGATAATGACATTTTAAGTTATAATTCAATTTATGTGCAAATATAGGAATAAATAACTCAAAAGTTATATCTCATAGTTAAATATAGTTTAAAGCATCATTATTTTTCATTTAGATAATTGTAATTATGATATTAAGAGTTATATTTGCACTATAATAATAACAATAAAAGTTATAAAGATATGGCACGTTACGATTTAAGCAAGATAATGAAGAGAGCTTGGGCACTATTTACGAATGCCCGTGTAAAGTACCCGACATTTGCCGATGCACTCCGTAAATCTTGGAGCATGGCAAAGTTTGAGGTTAGAGTAGCCGAAGAACGCCAAGCAATCGAAGCGGAGACTAAAGCACGTGAAGCAAAGGTACGTGAAGAGAACGAGCAAGCCGCAATTAGTTCGGTTCTTCTTCAGGCACAAATCGAAGCCGATCGGATCAGAAGAGAAGCGGAAGCCAAAGCGGAACGCATGAAGGGCGAGATAGCAGCACGCAAAGAGGGCATCTCTTACAATGAGTATCAAAGCCGTATTAGCCGTGCAATGGGCTACGGGTGTGGCTCGTATTGCGGTGATTGATTATTTTATTCATAATATTTGATTTGTTTTCATGGAAGCACTGGTTTGTGAAAATAGGTGCTTCTCTTTCACTGAATTATTAACCCGGAAATAGTTAAATTTGATAAGCCTATTTTTCAAAGTGAGAGAGCATGACGTTCAGGAATGTATGATATAAAGAACTATTATTTAGTTATACTATTTAATTATATTATTAATGCGGGCGGATATAAGGGTGAACATAAGGGCGGGCATAAAGGTGATGTTAATTAAGAGGGTGACTTATTAAGACGGCGTTTTATTGAATTTATTGATTGTAATCTACTATCTTCCAACTGTTTAACCTTGAAATTTAAACTTTTCTGTTTGATGTGCTCTACAATAGCATCTTCTAAGCCCTTCATATCCATTTTACAAGATACATACGTACGCTTATTATAACCTATTTCAGACATCAAGAACCCACGTACTACAAGCTCCTTCAACATTTTCTTATAATGATAATCAGTCGTATATTGCTTGTACGCAGATTTCACTTTCTTATCATTCAATATAAGCTCTAATTCGGCTTGATTCTTTGCGCCGAACATCCTACATTTAATCATGTTTCCAGTCGTTTCTGCAAAGTCTTTATTACCAATAATGGAGCGGATGCCGGCATACATAGCAAACAATGCTTTTTCGTAGTCGGTCTTTGTGTTTTTATAGAAATCAAACATCATCCTTTGACTGATTGATACTAACGGCTGGTTGTGAAACCCGTTATAAGCGGTATAATACTTTTGGTAGGTTTGGGCAACACAAGATATATCAAATGTAATATTAAGTACGGTTTTTACCTGCCTTAGACGGTGAAACTCCTCTATTTCATTCTTCAGTTCTTCATGCTCCTTGCAATATTCGTAAATGCTTTCTATTTCTTCATCGGGAACAAATTCATAACTACTAAACCCGTTGTAATCTTCATCGCTATAAAACAGTTCTCCCTGTTCAAGTCTGGCTAGTTCGTTTTGTAAACTCTTGGTAAGCCCGCCACGGTAGTAACAATAAATAAGCTGTTTTAAGGCATTGTATTCGTCTATCCGCAATGTTTGAGATACACGGTATATTCCTACATCGAAAATATCACTAAACCCTGTTTTGGGCTTCTTGAATATTTCTTGGATTAGTGGCAACGGAAATAGGATGTATTCAAAATTATCCATATCTTTGTATAGTCAAATAATTGCGCCTGGTTGCTTGTGAGAAGTAGCCGGGCGTTCTTCATTTTATTAATCTTCTTTTTTATTTGTGCAATCAGGCACTGACAGCGTTTCAGCGTATGCCTTTAATGCCTCTTCTGTCTCAAAGGTGAATGTTTCACCGTTACGCCGTACAAAAGCTATAAAATCCCGTTCCGCTTCAAATAGAGACGATATAGGAACGTTTAAAGCGGTGGCTATCTGTGAGAGCCTTTCAAGCGTTGGATTACCCGAAAGCGATTTAGATAAAGCTCCCTCACTGATATTCATTTTTGCCGCCAAATCTTTTGCGGTCATCCCTTTCTGCCTTAGCAGTTCTTTAATCTGTATCATATTTACCTATATTAAAAGTTCTTGTAGGTACAAAAATAGCGTAAAATTTCAATATACAACAATAAATAATAGAAAAATTGCATTAAAATGAAATATTTTACATAAAAACCTTGCATATTAATTTAAGTATACGTAAATTTGCATCATGAAAATTGAAGTAAACGTAAACATAAAGATTATGAAAGCAATTATCGACTACAAGAAAGAGAACAGCGAACTAACAGGCGCAATTATAGTAAATGAATATGCAGGTAAGACAACTTACATCGCAGTTATAGCATCAGCAAGTAAGACTTACAAGACATTGAAAGGTGCTGAAAAGTTCATGAATGAATACAATTACAAGAAATGCTAATATAAACCGGATGGGGTAGTTTCAACCAACCCCATCATAAAATATACACTATGACAGAAACAAAGGTTTACAAGCTCCACGAGAGCAAGCAAGTAGAGGATATTACTACCATGCTAAAGATAGAAGGAATAAAGCATAAGGTATTCGAATACGAAGAGTACACAGCAATAGAAGTGACCGGCACACCGTTAGAGATAATAAGAGTCTCCACGATATACCAACAGGCTACAACCATTAAGCTATAACGAGATGGAGATATTGATAGTATTTGGATGCCTATACACTGGCTATAGGATATTCAGGAGAAAGGGAGAACACTTCTTTGATGTTTAATCAATTATGAACGCTACACTAATTATTTGTATCATCCTTCTTGCTTTTTGCGTCTGGGATGAAATTTTTAACGATAACAACAGGAATCAATCAATATAAAATATAACTATGGAAATGGTAATAGAGCCCGCTAGCAAAGAACGGACAGAGCAAGGAGAGCAGTTTATCGAAAGACTACTAAAGATTCTACAAAACAACGATAAAGTAACGGTTAACGTAATGTATTGCCAGACTTGCGTTATTGACAGGCTGGTAACTGTAGAATCTGGCACCAGTTTTAATGCGGGTCTAAGTAAAGACAATTGTACAGTACTAAATGAAATGGTTTACAACTCACATCAATAAAAAGGAATCATGGACTTATAAGAGATATTATTGCAAAGACTTGTATTTCTGACTGATGAATACTTTCTGTTAAAGAAAAGAGTTAAGGAGTTGGAGAACGAGACAAGAATAAAGAGTTCAACGGCTCCAAGGATAATAAAGATGAGAATAGAGAAAGCAAAATAAGTTAGTGTTTAGGGGGCTTCGGCCTGGCACATTAGTTGACGCCATCAACAAAGACGCCCGGTAACAATACGGTTGCCGGGTTTTCTTTTTATGATGGCTATTTATGAGGATGAATGAGATAAACCCACAAATAAAAAGATCAAAATGTCGTAATAACTCCAATTATTTTCGTTCATTTGTCACTTAACAAAAAGAAAAAAAACATGGAAATAGATCCGATTATTAAGCAAGCCATTGAGATTGGTATTAAATTAGGTATTGAAGCATATAAGAATGAAAGAAATGCAAATCTCAAAAATAAAAAAATTCTTATATGTAAATCCGATGCGGAAGACCGTTTCGGAAGCGGAGTTCTTAAAAATTTAGAGAAACGGAAACTAGTATTCCCTTATCAATTTGGTATTGAAACAATGGTAAACGAAGAAGGTGACGAAATTTCCGAACCTAGAGGACATATATACTATAAACTGCATGAAATTATGGAAGCTATTGAGAGTGGAAACATTCTAAAGTGTCTTCAAAAAATACAGATGTAGATAAAATAGCCAAAAGCAATTTAATATAAAATCAACAAATTATGAAATTACAAGATTTATTGGAAAGCGATTTAAATATTTCCATAACGATTACGATCAAGGAGCTAAAAGAATTTGCAGATTATCTTCTCCAACAGTCAAAAGATGATATAGAACGTTTGATTTTAGAAACAAAGCAACCCAAAGAATACCTTACTCCCAATGAAACCGCAAAACTATTGCATGTCAACCGTAGCACATTATATCAGTGGAATAAAAATGGATATTTACGTGTAATAGAAGTTGGAGGAAAAAGGCTTTATAGACAATCTGATATTGATGCCATTTTAAATAGGAAATAATCAGAAAAGAGCTGAAAAAGCAATTGTTGGAGATTAATTTATAACTTAATAAATAATACTATGATAGGAATAGAAAGAAGATTTTCAGACGACACTCGCCTAATTGACTTAACAGTAGGAGATTTAAAAGAACTAATAACCAGCCTTATCTCAAAAATCAAACAGATAGAAGAAAAAAGATATGTATATGGTTTACAGGGATTAGCCGATTTATTACACTGCACAAAGCGACATGCTTCAAAAATAAAATCATCGGGAATACTAGATGAGGCAATAAAACAAAGAGGGAGAACTATTGTAATAGATCATGATTTGGCTTTAGAATTATTCGGAAAGCAAAATTAA